CGGTCAGGTCATCGGTCTCACCGACATCCTCCGCGCCACCGACCTGTTCAACTCGCTCCAGCAGGCCACCAAGACCAGCGGTCTGGACATGGCCCTCTGGGTGGACTCGGTGATTCGTAACACCCTGATCGGCTCCAACCTCACGGCCAGCGGTTCCTCGATTGGTACTGGTATCGAATCCTCGATTTCCAACGATGACGCCGTAAACGTCAATGCGAACGCGAACCCCACGGGTATCAAGGTGTACGGTAACCCCGCCACGCTGACCGCACAGAGCTTCTCTGATCTGAACAGCGCGACTGCTGCCGCGAATGCCACGATGACGGCTTCGGCTGTCCTCGATTCTATGACCCGTCTGAAGCGCAACCGCGCTCCCATGATCAACGGTGGCTACGTCCTGGCGACCGACCCCCGCGTTTCCCGCGACCTGATGCGCGATAGCGACTGGTTGAACGCCTCCAACTACGGCAACAAGGGTACCCCGTTCTACAAGGGCGAGGTGGGTTCCATCTACGGTTGCCGCGTGGTCAACCAGACCAACTCGTTCGTCAGCACCGGTTCCGGTACCGATGCCCATGAGTTCGTTTATCAAGCTACGCCTGCTGGCGGCGGCTTGACGGCTGGCAAGGACATCATCGCGTCCTTCTTCTTCGGCAATGAGGCGTTCGGTATCCCCGCTCTGACCGGTGATGATCCGCTCTCCCCGAAGATCGTGATCACCGATACCCCGGACAAGAGCGATCCGCTGAACCAGCTCGTCACGGTTGGTGTGAAGCTGTACTTCGCCGCTCTGCGCTTGGCCGCTGGTAACACTTCGGCTACGAACACCGGCAACCCGGTCTGGTACCTGGTGCATCGCACGAAGACCTCGACCACGCTGTAATGAAACCAAAGACGGCCACCATCATGGTGATTGCCGTCGGCCCAAAGGGGCATCATCGAGAAATCGGTGGTGCCCCTTCTTCTCATTCCGCTTGCGGATGCGAAGAAGCCGACAACAATGCGCCCATGATTTCGATTCCTGTCGAGGCTCTATCCACCGATACCGAGGATGGACAAGGTGCCATGCCCGAGGTCGGTGACGAGGTTCTGTTGGACGACGTTCGTGGCGTTCTCAAGAAGCTCGACAACGGAGAAGCCTATGTCGAGATCCGCAGCGTGAACGGCATGCCCGCCGAGTACGAGTCCAAGGAGGACAAGAAAGAGATGGCCGGACCCATGGACAAAGAAGGCATGCAGAAGATGGCCGAGGAATACGACAGCGAGATGGAGGGCTAAGATGCCGATCTACACCTTCGAAAACAAGGGCCGGTCCATGGAGCATATCGCTCCGATGGGAACCGATTCGATTGTGATCAAAGGGGAACGCTGGACGAGGCAGCCCGTGGCCCGCTTCGGGGTCACGGGTTTTGCCCGCGAGGCCGAACTCAAGGATCATGTGAAGCGCGGGTTCAGCCGGATGGAAGATCGGCAGGGCTCCCGATTCGAAAGCACTTTCACCAAGAATCAGATTCGGAAAATCTGGGACATATGAGCGACGTATCAAATCAGGCGATCCAGTATTCGATGGGCGTGGCCGGTGGCCGGCTCGTCCAGGATACCTCAAGCTACACCGGCCCGTTCGTGGCCCTCACGTTCCTCGCCCCGACTGTGATCTCCAGTATCTCTGGGTCGAACATCGTCGGCACATTCTCGACCGTGACGATTCCGGCTGGTGTGACGATCCAAGCTCCGATCAATAGCTTCCAGCTTTCGAGCGGCGTGGTGTGGGCCACCAATGGAGTGATCCAATCCTGACCCCGTGACGACCCTTGCGCTTGGAACTCGGTTGGCATCTTCGGGTGGCGGAAGCGTCACTCCGATTGATCCGCCGATCCTGCGTCGGGACCTGCTCCAGGAGGACGACTTCTTCATCCGGCTGGAGGACAACACATCGAAGATCGTCCTGAGCCTTGGCACCTATGACCGCATAACCACCGAGCAGGGTACCGACCTATTGCTCACCGAAGATTCAAGCAAGTTCATCCTAACAGTCTACTGATATGCCAGATACGAAAATCACAGCTCTGACGGCCCTGACGGCCGCTGATCCGGCGAACGATGTTCTGCCTATTGTCGATGTGTCGGACACGACGATGGCGGCGTCGGGAACGACGAAGAAGATCAGCGTGAACAACATCCTTGGTTGTTCCGGCACCGCCACGCTGGCCTCCGCCACCATCACCGGCGCTCTGACGGCTGGTGGTAACAGCGTAATTGGAACAGGTTCAGTTCAAAATGCCGCAGCAAATCGTGGAAATTTAACGATTGGTGGCACTGCCGGAGCAATTCTCAATCTTTCAATTGGAAGTGCTGATACTGGATACATTCAGCACGATGCAACCAATATCTTTTTTGCAAATCGGATTGCTGCTGGGAGTCTGATTTTTCAGACCAATTCAAGCACGCGTTATCAAATCGCTTCCGACGGCGTAGCCACTTGGTCGAACGTCGGCGGAGTCGCTGGCACCGCCATGACCCTGAACTCCACGGGGCTGGGCGTGGGGGGAAGTCCGCAAACAAGGTTTCACGTAATTGATTCTAGTGGTGTTTGCGCTCTGTTTACTAAAGCTGCTGCGCCTACCGCTGCTCTGTCTGCTGTCTATATTCAAGCCCCCGTTTCAAGCGGTTTCAGCTCAACCCCAGTTTTAAACTTCTGGTATCAGAACACCGGCATTTCAAACCCCGCAAGCGAATGCTTTGCGATTCGCACCAGCGGCGCAGATCGTGTTTATGTTGACTCCTCCGGCAACGTCGGCGTGGGGGTTACGCCGAGTGCGTGGCTTGCTAGTTCGTACAAAGCACTTCAAGTGAACACCACTGGTGTTCTTGCCAGCTTCGGAAGTGGATCAAATCAGTCCACTCGTCTTGCTAACAACTGGTTCAGCAACACATCAGGTGTTGACACATACATCACCAGTAATTTTGCCACTGTTTATCAACAGAATTCTGGCCAGCATCAGTGGTACACCGCCGCAAGCGGCACCGCTGGAAACGCCATCACCTTCACCCAAGCGATGACGCTCGACACGAGCGGGAATCTGTTGGTGGGTCTGACCGCTGCCGGAACCACCGCTGCAAAGACCATCCAGATCGCCAACGGAACTGCTCCTACGGCCAACGTGACTGGTGGCCAGCTCTACGTCGAAGCCGGTGCGCTGAAGTACCGTGGAAGTTCTGGAACCATCACCACGCTCGCTAACGCCTAATCCATACCACCATGACCATCCTCTGGATCATCGAACGCCTTCTCGTCAAACCGACCGACGGCACCAAAACCGATGTCGTCATCACCGCCGACTGGCGTTGCAACGGCACGAATGGCACCTACACCGGCACCTGCTACGGCAGCGCGTCGTTCGCTCCGCCGAGTGGCAGCTTCACGCCTTACGACCAGTTGACCGAAGCGCAGGTGCTGGACTGGTGCTTCGCCAACGGCGTCAACAAGTCGGCCATCGAAGCGAACGTCGCCGCGCAGATCCAGAACCAGATCAACCCGCCGGTTGTGAGTTTGCCGCTGCCGTGGGTGCCGCATGTTGACGTGGTTGTTGCCGATGCTCCTACCGCTGTATGATCAAGATCGAACTCACGCCGCAGCAGTTCAACCAACTCTATGAGCTGCTCGTCATTGGAATGAAGGCCGGCAACGTCAACAACATGAAGGTCGGCATCCCGCTGGTGGAAATCCTCGAAACAGCAGCAGCCCAACACAAGCCCGAGTGAAACCATGCCACCCGTTGACACCCACGAGCTTGAGGTCCGAATCGTGCGCCTCGAAACCACCATCGGTGACAAGGACTCCGGCCTCGTCTCCGACATCCACGGGATCAAAGCCTGTGTCGAGGGGCTGAAACAGTTTCAATTCAAGCTGTTCGGCGGCCTCGCCGTCATCATCGTCATCGCTCAAATGTTCGTCCGCATCGTCCTAAAATGAACCCCAACATCACCTCTCTCATCCGCCATCTTCTCTCCGCTGCTGGCGGTTTCCTCGTCGCCAAAGGTTTGGCAAGTGCCGATCAAGTCGCCGAGGTTTCCGGTGCCGCAGTCAGCATCATCGGAGTCGCTTGGTCGATCTTCAATAACAAGAAGAACGCTTCGAAGACTGAATGAATTATGTTTGGAATGCTTTCATCTCTGGCAAAAGCCACTGTCGGCGTTGTCATTGAGACGCCGGTTTCAATCGTTCACGACGCCGTAAACAAAGGTGTTATGTTGAGTGAAGACGATTGGCGAACCGAGCAGGCAATCAGGCGCATTCTCGAAAACATTGAGAACGCAACGGATTCCGAATGAACCCCGGCTGGATCTATCAGATCCTGCGAGCCATTCTCGACTTCTTTCGCGCAACCCCACCCACCG